GCAGAGCGCAGAAGCATATCGGCCAGCGGTGCGGTTTGCGGTATAGCGGTGATAGTCTGCGCTGTCTGGATGGCGCCAAACTGCGCTTCTCCGTTCTTGGTCACTGATTCGGCCTCGGTCTTCTTCACCTGGGCATCGATCAATGGCTGCTTTTGATCCAGTTCGCGCATCTTCAATTCGTACTGAGCCTTGGATAGCGCAGCTTGAACGGCATCATCGATTTGTTGCTGGATCTGCTCAGGCGTCGGCGATCCATCGCCCATTTCCTTAATCGCCTTGATGATGTCCTGCTTGTTCGGCACGTCCATCAGCGCGAACAAGTGCGGCATCATGATCTTCTGGTACTCAGGCGGGGCCGACTTGAAAGCCTCGCTCATTGCGGCCAGTTGCTGCGCACGGAAACTCGGCGAACTCGGCACGTCACTCAACGAAACCTTCATGCGGGTACGCGAAACATCGTTGTTCAGGTACTGAATACCCGTGGTTTCATCAATAGTCGGCACGTTCAACTCGATGTACTTGTCCTCTTTCAAGGATTTTCCATCAATGAAAATAGTTTCCTGCTTGCCAGTCATGTCATCAATGATCAAGGAAATCAGCAGATCACCAACCGCCTGCCGCGAATCTTTGAAATTGTCGTTGATGTCGGCGAGCGCCTGATTAGACTGCTCGACCAAGCCGGAGATAGCCACGCCTGATTGGGCTTGCCCTTCTTGGCCCATGAATGCGTTGTAGATCCCGCCAGTGCGCTTGATGCCTTCCCGCGCATCGACCAGTCGATCATATTGCTGTTTGTTCAGCTCGAAATCGCGCTCGACCTTGAATGTTCCACCCTGGCGCATAGCCTCTGCGTCAAGAACGATGTCGGCATCCGGTCGGCCCACTTCATCACGGAACGTCGCGTCATCATCAACAACGGCGCCTTCTGTTCGTGTCGTGCGCGTTGCGGCCAAGCCCCATTGCATCCGTGCGATACGGGCGTTCACTTCATCCTGAAGGTAGATCATGCCGCGAATCAAGCCATACGGCACGCCGGTACGGTCTTCGCGCTTGCCCCAAAATGGCACATAGGGGAATTTATTGTGCTTATAGGGCGTTGGCTGGTCAGAAAGCCGATGCGGTCCCATGAACCAAGCCAGGCGAACCTTGCCAATAACAGCCCAACTCACATCAACAATGCCGCTTGCCAGTGCGTGGACGTGCATTTCATTATTCTGATCGTATTCAACCACGCGGCCATCTGGCGACTTGATCACCAGTACGCGCTGATAGTCCCGATACCATACCTCAAACAAGCAAACACGGTTGTTATGAACATCGCGCCACTGCATTTCTTCAATCGACCAGCCGCGCTCATGGTCTTGAGACATAGCCAAGCCGGTTGATTGACCGCCGTCCATGCTCATAATCCCCGGATCAATGCCTTGCCATCCGTTGCCGGCATGCTCGATCAGTTCTTCGTTCTGCTGGTGCATGAGCTTGGCTATCTTGCGATCCATCCATTTGCGGCGGATCAGATAGCGGGCATTGCTCATATCCGGTTTTGCCAGCCAGTCGTACCAGATTTCGTTACGGTGGATTGACTCAACCCGATATTTATAGGCAAACGGATCTTGCTCGCGGGCAACTTCAACCCATCCCAAACCAACCTTGACCTGACCGGCGTAGGCTTCAGAGCATGCGGCATCGGCTTTCGCCTGGCGCTCGGCCTGATTCAGCTTGTGATTAAGCGCCTCGGCAATCTCGTCGTCGCCCTGATCACTGTCCGGCGTCACGCGCCAATCAGATCGTGTCTTGGCTTCCATGCCAAGCACAGAGTCAATCGTCGGGCCAACCAGCGGCTCGATAGCGGGCGGCAATCCGCGCTCGGCCGCACGGCGCATCACATCAGAATCAAGTTGATTCCCATCGTAGTAGTCCGACTCTGTGTCGGCATTACTTCGCCAGGCCGGTTGCTGCTCACATTCGAGCATCCACTGCGTGAACGTCGCAAGGTCAAGGCCGGTCTGAGCCTCGTTCTCTTGAACTTCGTCGTCTTCGTGTTCCCGGACTGCCATCACGGCGTTCGATTGATTCATGGAAATTCTCCTTAACCGCGCCAGTTAGGCGCCTCTCTTCTGCGTTTTGGTGCTTCTACTACTGATTTAGGGCGATAGCCTTGTGCGAATTGACGCAAAGCGTCTGCCGCTTCTGAATGGATGTCATGGCGCGGTCTGTCGCTCCAGCACCCAAGGCGTGCATTCCATTCCTTCTTGTATTGCGAGACATGCGCGATGCCTTGCTTGCAACCTTCCTCGCTGAATGTGCATTGCCCAAATATTTCGCGGGTCTTCTGGATACCGTGATTCACATCCTCGACACGGGGAACGATCACCCACTTGCCGCCAATCTCGAACTTCTGCAACTCTTCGATAGGCGAAGCCACTTTGTCGCCCTGCTGGCGCTTGTGGTCGCCGTCATGCGGCAGGTAGTGCGTTCCCCACACATAACCAAGCGCCTGCATCTGGCGAATGAAAAAGCTGTACGGTTCGCCCCAACCCTCAATAAACTTGATGAACCTGTTTTCAGCGCCGATACGTTGGTGAAACCAAATCGCGGTGCCGTCGCTGTTGCCAATATCCCAAAACGTATTTACCGGCACATTTGCCGCGCAAGGGAACATGCCGATACGGCCTTCCTTGCGGGCTGCGGCCAGTTGCACGGCGTAATAAGTGCCTTCGGTAGATTGCTGGAAGGCTTCCTTCGAGGTGCTTGGATACTCCTGCCACATCTTTTCAGGGTCGCCGGAGAAGTCTGAATCACGGGTAGCTATGTACCAGTTGCGCTGCTCTGCATCGAGCGTACAACCGGCCTCGGCTTCGACAATCGCGAAATACTCGCGGTCCTTGTCGGTCATCACGACATTGGTTGCCGCCATCCGGTAGCCAGGCTCGTCATGCCACGGGTAGAAGTGGAACCGATAGTCGCGCTCGGACAGGTCGGCGCCCTGTTCATGCAAAGCCTCTGCCCGCTTCGTCATGTTGTAAAACTCGCCGCCCTGCCCCTCTGCGGTCGATTCGATGATGGCAATACCGTCAAGCGGGACAGCCGGGATTGAGCCAGTCACAACTTCAATTGCCTTGTCAGGGAACTTTGCGCAAATCTTCCCGAACTCGGATACGTGCAGGCGATGGATCGTGCCGGAACGCATCGACGTGGCCACGCGAATGCTTGAATTGTTATGGGCGAACAGCAGTTCGCTCTTGTTCTGCGTGGAGAGAGGCATCGCCAATCGCAACTGATCTGGCAATCGGTCATAAGCCAGCTTTACTTTGTCGCGGAAAATAACCTCGGCAGCTTCGCGGTCCTGGGCGATGATGCCGCAGCGCTGGTCTGGCACAAATAGCGCATGATCTAGCCACATTATTGAAATCAACGTGGTAAAGCCAAGCTGCCTAGCCTTCAGGATGATGTTGCGGTGCCACAGCCGTTTAATAAGCCTGCGTTGTGTCCGGTTCGGCACAAACGGGACAACAGAACCTTCTCCTTCATCCGACTTAACCATGATCTTGTACAACTGACCGGAGCAAATACGCCACATTGGGTCGCTTAAACAGCGGGCCAAATCTTCCGGCATCGTCGGAACGAACTCAAGCGGAACTGAATTACTTGCCATTGCCCTTAACCACCGGCAGCGGAGAACCGTTCATCGCTCGCAGTAGCTCAACAAGCGGATCTGTTTTCTGTTTGTTGTCCTCGCCGTATAGGCCATGATGCTTGAATAGCTTTTCGAGCGCAGAATTCTTGTCAGCCACCTTGTACTTCTTCGTGTAGCCGACGAACTTGCGGTCCTCGCCAGAGCCTTCGAATTCCTCAACCACCTCAAGCCCGGCCAGCGCGGCGGCGGTATCGTCATCCAGCGCCGTGATTGGCTTAGGCGTTCCATCATCAAAGAATAGCTTGCGCGGATCAAACGTAGCGAGGCGCGAAGCCTCCAATAGCACCCTTGCGGCACTGGCAATTCCCGTGTTTGTGATGCGCTCCTTCAGTTCTGCGATCCTTACCAGAACCTTACCGTTCTTCATTAGCTCGGAAGCCTTCACATAAACGGCTTCATCCTTCCACTTCTTCGAGCGAGGATAAGCCTCACGGTATGCGTCAGCCTGGGTATTCCCGCTGGCCATGCCAAGCGCAAACTTCTCCTGGTGGCCGGTTAGCTTCGCATCAGCCATTGCCAACCTCATACGGATTAACGAATGGTCGCGCCTTGCCTACCCGGTACGTGATTCCAAACCCAAGGAACTGGAACGCATCAACCGTAGCGATAGCATCAAACACCTCGCCGGGCTGCACATCGCTCAATGAACATGCGATATCGAAACTCTCCCATGCAATACCTGGGTCTATTCGCTCCAGCGCCACGTCCTCAGTGATGAATCGCGGGATAGCAATATCCAGCGCAAACAGGAGAGCCGCTTTCGCTCTATCCAATAACTTACCCATGCGCCAACTCCCTAATCGCCTTAGCCAGCGCGTTCTTTACCCACACCTTGTCTTTGCCAAGCTCCTTGGCTATCTCGGCCTTGCTTCGCCTTGCCCGGAACATTTCCAACACCTTGGCCCGCTCGTCGGTTGTTGCGCAAATTGCACTTGCCATTTTTTACCCGTTTGCTATACTGAGATTGCCTGCTGTTAAGCAACCATTTTACACTGAGAAGATAATGAACAATCAAAGACGTAAGGAAATCAACGCGGTACTCAACGAACTAGCTGATCTGCGCTCGCGTATCGAAACTATCCAGTCTGAAGAACAGGATGCCTACGACAACATGCCCGAAGGCTTGCAACAGTCCGAGCGCGGCGAGAAAGCCGAACAGGCCTGCTCAGAACTGGATGACGCGATCAGCGCCTTTGATGATCTTGAATACGCTCTTAACGGCGCAGCGGAGTAACCATCATGGAAAAGACTGACGCTCTAATTATTCTCGCCCTCTCTAACTCAGTTAGTGCGCTTTCCGCTGTTATTTACAACATTAGCCTCAAAGAATCATCAGACTCAAAAGTAGGTGCATACGACGACCCCGAACTAATGAGCATGGCGGCCAGCGCTATAAAAGACGTGGTGAAAGCACTAGAGATCATGAACATTAGTTAGCGAGTAGCTAGGCCCATGCCCCTACCGGGGGCATCCACCTATCCACTCGCACGGAGCGAACCATGAGCAACAAACAACCACCGGGCCTTATCCACTCGCCCAAGCAACTTATCGATCTTCTCGATCAAGACAGCGCCGGTCGGTGGGTTGAAATTAAAAACGGAACCCACTGCGCAGCAGCCTTTGTCGTATGGCGTATGGACCATGACGAGGTAAGCCCCGAGCAAGAAGCCTTTGCGCTGAAGGTTGCCGCAGTCAATGAACTGTTTGATGCCCTCAACGCCTGCGCCGATCAGATCCGATTTGGCGGTGCCACGTTTGAAGAGAAGCAGGCCGTGCTTGCTGCTGCTGATGCCGCTATTGCCAAAGCAAGGGGAGCTAATCATGTCTGAAAACACCGTAACCCAACGCCTTGCCACGGAACGCAAGATCATAGCCCACCTGATCGACACCATGCGGTCGCATGGCTGGACAGTCAATCACGTCTATGACGGCGGTGACGAATGCCACAACTGCGCTACCACCGACGCTACCCTGGAGCATGTTTTCTCGGTTGATGAATCGCAGATCATCTTTGAAAACATGGCCGGACGGCAGCATTGGGCATTGATCATCCTCGGCAATGGTGTTGATTGCATCACCGATTACAGCTATGCGCAGCACAGGGCGGATAACTTCGCCGCCATCATGGAAGAACACGTTTATCCATTTGTTGAGGCGCTGCTATGACGACCGGACTTATCACAGAAATCCGCTCAAGCCGTCTGGTTGCCGCCCTGGTCGTTGCCTGCATCATCGTGACCTCTGCATGGGCTTATTTCTTAGCTGGATCGCTGCTATGACCACGGAAATAGTTACCGAACTGGTTGCCGTCTGTATCCATGAGCCTCGCGGCAATCATGGGCTGGAAGGCTACCAACGCGCCGGTTCGTATCGCTGCCAGTTTGTCGAAGGCAATTCGCCACGTTATTACCGCGTGTTTCCTGACATCGAAAGCGATTACTACGAATGCGCGGTCCCTCGCGCCTTTTCCAAATTCTTCCGCCTTGAGGAAAAATCCTCGTAAGGCTGATTGCCTAACCCTTATCAATCGGAGATAACCATGTTACCCCGCACCATTTACGAACTGTTGCCGTTCATCTACTTCCCGACCGGGCTTGCCGCTATTGCCAATCTCGATACACCGCTTGGCCGTATCTCGGGCGCCCTTCTTCTCCATGCTGGCGTGGCGATCTTCACCATGCGCAAGCTGTACCGGAGCAAATGAAATGAAAATGGCCAAAGCCTCAAGCGCCGATCTGGATATGGCGATGGAACTAATCGGCGTCCTTGATGACATTGATCGCGGATACTTCCCAGATATTTTCTCGGATCAAGACGACGAAACATCGGAACGCCTTGACGCCGACGACATGGATCAATACGGCCGGATGATCATCGGCCTGCGTCGACTCTTAAATCGCGGCAGCATTGGCCGCGTAATTTTTGGAATGGCAGTTGTCTGCGATCCGTCCAATGAGTGCATTGATCCTGACGCCAGTACGATTGAGCATCACCCGAAACGGCAGCAACTTGAAAAGCAAGTTGAAGGGCTGCTATTGGCCGAAACCAATCTGCGCCAGCAAGTCGCACACCTGACTGACCAACTGGCCGCAGAGAAATCAAATTATGCTCGTCTGAGTACCTATCTGACACAGGCAGAACGGCAACGTGACGATCACTTTGCTGATGCTGAGTCAGCAAACAAAAAGTTGGCCGATCTTGATGACGACCTTCGCCGGCATGTGCAGCGCGCCGAGGTAGCCGAGCGCAATCGGGATGATCTGAAGAAGCAATCGGAAGAGAATCACCGGCTGTTCTTGGCTGCTATCAGCGATCTGGCCAAAGTCAATGAGACGCTTGAGCTTGACCCGAATGACGGCGGCGCAGAGCCGATCATCAGCGCTATTGATGACCTGAAAAGCCAACTCGAAACCGCAGAAACCGCCAACATCCGCTGGCTTGATCTAGCCCGTGAATACGAGTGCAAGACAATTCCAGAACTGCGGGTGTTCATCGGTGCGCTGGTAGAGCGCATTGAATCGCTGCGCCTGGTCGCGCTCAAGACGCTGAACGGCGAAATGCCCGGTTTCGGTGCACTGCATAAAGCGCTGAGCGAAGGCCCGTTTGTCGTGCGCTGCAGCGGCGCACCGGCTATTTTTGCCAAAAAACTCGACAGCGCTAAAGCAAAGGCATTAACGCTAGCGCGCCACAATACACAAACGTTCGAAGTGTTTGCGCTGGTGCCGGTGGGCAAGGCTGTTCGTGGCGCGGAGTGGAGAGCTTCGCTGGCTGGTGGTAACAGGCGGCATTACGAAGAGAGGAAATAACGATGGCAACGATGACAGTAGCGACTCTGCACAAACGACTCGGTGAAATACTGGCGCGAGGACACGGACGAAAGCCAGTGTGCATCAACAAAGAAACATTCAAAGATAATCGCGAAAGCGATGGTTGCGTGATTCTTGGTGTGGAAGAAATCGAAGGGCCAATATTCATCCCGAATTGTGATGATGACGGCGGATACAAAGAGAACGCTGACGGGTCCGAATCAGGCCGTATGACCATTGTTTTGAAAGGCGGTGCAGCATGAACCGTGGAACCTGCATTCACTTCAATGGCCTGCGCACTATCGGCGCTGAATATCGCTCCCATTGCTGCGCGGCTGGCGTTAATTACTTCTCCGTATTCGATGGATCAAAGGGCGGAATGATGCTGCGCATGCCATGCGTCAATGCCCAAGAAAAGTCAGCAGACGGAAAGCCTGGTACTTGTTTCAAGCCAGATCAGGAAACGATCCTTGTCTCTATCGACCGACGCGGCCAAGAGTTAATTCCGTGCTCACTGCGTGTTGAACCGACTGCCGAACAAGTCCAGCAAGACCGCGAGGAAACTGAAGCGTATTTGAAGAAGATGACCACTGCCTTTCAAGTAGTCAGTGCCTGGAAAACAAAACCGAAGCCAGATCAATCGAGGGCTGAAGTAATTGAGTGTCCGATTTGCCAAGCAAATCTACACTTGCATCAGTCATCCTATAACGGCCATGTCTCAGCGAAGTGTGAGACTTCCGGTTGTGTGGAGTTAATGGAATGACCCTATCCCGCCAACAACGCCACCACCAGGCAGCCTGCGCCCGCTACAACGCCGGCAAGAACAAGCCGCTTGAGCGCCGCCGCGTGCAGTCCTTTTTATCGCCGATCCCGGCTGGTGCAAATCCTGTCACGCACCCTGCGAAGGCACCTGGCAGGACGAAGGAATCGGCGCCTTTGAGTATTTCGGATCAAAAGGATACGACTGCCAATGGGTTGCCGTTTCAGACTGCTGCGGCAGCGTAATCCTCGATACAGATCCAACCCCTGATCCTGACGAAGAATAAGAAACGGCTCCCACTGGTATGGGAGCCGTTCAAAGCCGTTTGCGGTTAAAGCCTCGGCAGGCTTACGGAGACAGAGGCCGCAATCCCCGAACCACTATTTTAACCGAGTTGCACGCTTCTCCCTGCGATATTCCTGAATGTCGATGCCGTGGATAGCACGCATGAGTTTCTTCTTGAGAACATAGTCTTTTGTGCGTACACCTTTTGCATCCTCCACGACTTCATTGAATTCTGCGTCCCGGTAAGTGAAGTCGGCGACGTAGTGGCAAATCAGGTTATTGTTGATTTCCAGCGCAAAGCGAACCTGGCACTTCAGGTTCGAGATAACCCCACCCTCCTGAAGCCGCACAAGCTGCACATATCGCCCGGCCTCCAGCTTTGAGTCAAAGGTTTTGCCGTTGACCACGGTTTTCTTGTTGCGGTACTTGGCCCGTGGCGTATCCGGCTGATGGTCTTTCGCCTCGCGCTGGGCCTCGGATCTGCTTTGCCGCAACTTCTGGTAAGCGGCCAATTGCTCGTCACTCCATCGCAGCATGATCGGCCTCAGATTCCATAAATTCTCCACACCAACAGGCAAAATCTGTAACTGGCCACGCCCAAAAATCAGGATTAGAACCAGCTTCCCTAACACTTTCTCGGTTTATAGAAGCCGCCGCCAAAACATATCCAAGGTCTATAACGGGTGGATTTCTCCTGCATTGACCGATAAACGTATGCGATTCATCATGATCTGGCGAATGCCAGAATCTGCATTCTCTACAATTTCCCATAGTCAACACATCCCATCCTTATTTGGTCGCCTTAAACCATGCTTCTGGCTCGCTGTGCTGCAATTCAATTGCTGCTATCGCGTCGCGCAACGCCTTCAGCACTTCCGCTTTGTTCTCTTCCGCGTCTGTAGGGTGGCTGTATTTGATGAAATCGCCGTGCATCTTCACGAGTTCTGCGAGGCTGATTGCCCATTCGGCTTCATATCCATCGTCGCCAATCAGTTCAAGGCAAATATGCTCGCCTTGAAGCCGGACGCCTTCTATCCAATTAAGCGCGGTCGGTTTCCTATCTACCTGGCCGCACCACATTTCGAGCTTCCTGTGAAATTCCAGTTGTTCCTGTGTTTCTTCAAACATCTTTATCTCCGTTCTCAGCCCAACAATCACCGGCTGTGCATGCGACACACCAATCGCCCACAGCCCATGCTCGATCAGATAATCGCTATCGGTCACGCGCTGGCAACCGGTACACCCGGTATCAGCTGCCCGCCGATCAAACCGACAAAGCCGCCATACCGGGAAATTCTGGCATCCGTAGGTTGGATTGTTAAATATCGGCATCATAGGAATCTGGCTCAACGTATCCCTTCGGCTTGGGGCCGCGCTTGATCGTGATATGCCTCATGCCGCAGCCACCCGCCCACCGTGCCGCACGCCATTTAACGAACGTCGCACGACTGCATTCCACCTCATGCACGGAGTCCAGCAGCAGCGTTACATTGCTCGATTGCTGGCAGCGGCCTGATTGCTTGTCGAACAGCAAGCCGGTACTGGCGCAACCGTAGAACATGCGGCCGCTTTTTGCCGGCCATTCAACTTCGGCCAGCATGCTATCGCTATCCTCGTTCAGCAGATGCAAGCGAACCTTGCCGGTCCATTGAATAGATCCTTCAATCCGGGTCATTTTCAAGTCATTGACCTCTCCCGATTGCGGAACCCGCTTTTTGTTTGCCGATGGTTCGCTATGCCGTGCATGTCTCGTTTGCATCAAATCTTCTCCGATAGTTTGCGAATGGTCATGGCGAGCAGATCCAGCTCGTCCATTTTGTAGCGGGTATAAAACCCTTTGACGCCCAGGCCGTGAATGCCT